AAAGGCATGATTCAACCCGTTCAATGTCTTGGCCATCCTCGCACGCTCACCGAGTTTGCCGCCGGCCTTAGCCGCCGTGGCCAGTTTCTTCGCGGGGATTTTCTTCCCCTGCGGAACACCGAGTTGCTTGTGCAATGCACCCGGATGCTTGATCGCTCCTTTGATCCAGTTGCTCATGGTCAGCCTCCTTGTTCTGCCTTATCGCCTTGGGATGTACTGTTGGCACCGGCCTTTTCAAATGGGGTCTTGCCGCCGCTGGTTGGAAACGCCTTACTAAGGCCTTTCTTCACCTTGCCGTGCATGGATTTCTTGGACGAGCCGACTGCGGCCTTAGCCTGGGTCGCTCGGTTCTGAAGTTCCTGGTGAGCGGCGGCATGCCGATCAGGATCAGCCGTAATCTGGGCGTGCTGCTGTAGGGCGTCCGCATCAGCCTGCACCTGATACTTGTCCTGAGTCGGGGGGCTTCCGCCATCGTTCATAGAAATCGCCATGACTACCTCCTATCCGTTGGTGGTCGCACCTTCAGCCTGGGATGCCGTCTTCGCGAGAGCCTGGGCACCGCCAGCTTTCTTCGTCGGGGTCGGGTTTTTCTCCTGGCCGTTCTCCGGGGAGAACGCCTTCGCCAGGCCCGCCTTCACCTTGCTGGTCATCGACTTCTTCGATGAGTGAACCGCATGCCGCGAGTCAGCCACACGCTTCTGGAGTTCGGCGTGGGCCGAGGAATGCCGCTTCGGATCACTGGTGATCTCGGCATGACGCTGCAAACAATCCGCGTCCGACTGGATTTGGTACTTGTCGCCGTCCGGGTTACTGTTCTCACCCGAACCAGAAAGATCACTTGCTTTGGACATATAGTCTCCGTTAGGGTAAAGTCGGTGGGCCTTGCGGGGCAACCTTGAGGGCTTGGTTGAGTGCTCTCCCGATAAACCTCTGGCTGTCCTGAGCCCCCTGTTGTGCCCCTTGATTCTGCTGCACTTGCGGACCAGGAGGCGGGGCCTGCACCTGACCCGGCTGTCCGTTTTGCAAAACACCGTTCATCAGGCCCTGATTCGGCTGGCCGGGTATCTGCCCCTTCTGTGGACCGTTCTGTCCCTGCTGCCCCATACCCATCTGCATCTGCATCGCCATCTGCTGCTGGAAAGCAGGATCATACAAAACTTCATCCATCCACATTATCCCCATGTCGCGAGCCATCCGCAGCAATAGGGCCTGGGCGTTGAGGGGCATACCCATAGACATACCAACTTGAGCCGCCGCCATGACCGCCGGCAGCACCTGTTGACACAGGGACATTTCCTGTTGCAAACGCACCTTGCTGTCCACCCGCCCCATCGACTCGGGCTCAATCGTAAACACAAAGTCTATGTAGTTCCCCGCCTTCTGTTCAGGCGTCAGAATAACCTGAATGTCCTGCATCGTAGGTGGGGCCATCCAGGGGACTCCGGCCGGCCCGATCTGGATGCCGCCGGGCTGAAGCTGCCGCTGGGTAAGCGGGACGTTCATAAGGGGATCAGTGTGGAAGTACCACGCACGCTTGCGAGCCTCAGAGGCGGCGAAGATGTACAAGGCATCCTTGCAGTCTTCCAGGCCAATGCCGCTATTCGCCTGAAGGATGTTTGCAGCCGTAGCGGATTTGGCTTCGATGTTCTGGCCCCCGACCTGGTTCGGGTTAGACGCCATCATGTTGAACCACTGTTCCAGGGACGCCAGATGGTTCACATTGCTGTTCTGCTGGCCTCCAAAGCTGATAGTCTTGACGCCATCGGGATCATCAACAGCCACGGCTTCCCCGTCGCCGGCATCCTTCAAACTCTCCGCGTCGTCTGCCGAGGACCGCTTGTAAGTGACGATATCCTTCTGCCGTTCAGCTTGCTCCACGACTTTCTTGGCCATGCGGTTTGCGAGAACATGGAGGTCATACCAAATCCCGACTTGCGGAACAGGTAGAGGGTTTCCAGGAACGGGAGGAGAGAAAGAGAGGAGTGTATATGGCCCCTCTTTAACCCCGTAGTAATCGGCGACTCGGAGATAGTCGTCAAAGGTTATGTCTTTGTCGCCAGGAACAGTGACGATGGAGTTCGCGGCTGGGACAAAAATTTCGTAGACTGTAACCTCGTCCTGGAGATCGTAGTTTGCATCCTTCTGGATGTTCTTCATGCTTAGGTCTTCGGCCGCACCCTCCTGGACCTTTCCACCAGCACGAGGCAGACGCTCGATGAGATCGTTGTTGTAGAGCCCACTGTCCAGCAGCATCTGACGAGGAAGCGTTACCCGGTCGCCCATGAATGTCGCGTCCCGGAACATGTGCTCCCGGCTCGACGGATCGATTACGAAGTTGTCGAAATCGACGGCTTCGGTATACACGGTCCCGCTGTCCACGGTGTCCTGGCCCATCTCATCATCGAAGACGTACACGCTGTCCGACTGGGCGAGTCCTGTCTTGCAGATTCCGAGGGTGAACATAGCATCCACAATGCAGCGACGGTATACGTCCCGGATGTTGATCTTCCGGTCATGCTGGTCCAGGGCGAGTCCCAACAAGTTTGCGTATTGCCGAACCGCAAGGTACGGCGTCTCGATAGTGTGCTTCGGGAAGTTCATCACGAGATTAGGGAGCAACACCCGAATGGCATTGTGGATCAGGTTAATGGGACGCGATCCTACTGTTCCCGACGAGCAATCGTACCACGCACCAACGTATTCCTTCAGGAAGTGAACCCGTGCGGCTCGGAACTTTTCCAAGCGTTCGGCTCCACGCTGTACCGTCTGCTGAAACTTCTGAGGCTTGATGTCATCCAGGATACTCATACATAGCTCCCATCCATATGCAGAACTTGCCCGATCCGTGGTAGACCATCCTTGTCTTCTTTGCGGGTCTTCCGCCATTGCTCCAGGCGATGGCCGAAACATCTCTCGGGAGTCGCGGACCGTTCAGGGCGTACTGTGCCGCCGGAGTTCCCCCACACCCAGGTCAGCAGCATAGTTGCGATGACTCGATCACCGTGGGCCTTGCGGGCGGCGTCCGGCTCACTGACCAAAGCCGCCGGACCAATGCCACCACCGTCATAATGGATATAAGACAGGCACTCCGTAAGCGACTGGGATGAGCGATCAATGATCTTACCCGTCGCGTATGCTCGACGAAGTACACCCAACGCCTCCGCTTTCTTATCCGTGTTGCTTCGCCATCCATACCTCTTTCCGATTCTCTGGCGTAGTGTTCCTGGTTGACGATCAAAGTAAAGGTTTGGGTACTTAAGAGTATGTACCAGCACCCGCTGAAAGTCGATACCAGGGTCACCGTTATTTTCCCAAATGACCATTGGCCTCTTGTCCCGTCCCCCGGCCCATAGGGCAGCAGCGGCGACGATCTTCGCGAACTCATACGGCGGTGTATTCGCATCTGCATATTCAGCGACCTTCTCGTGGGTTTCGTTGCAGCCAATCACGCACACGCTGTTTGACGCCCCCTGTCCCTTGCTGATATCGGCCGCGACCGTGTAGGTCTTCGATTGCTCGGGGCGACCGCCGACGAGGGGGCACCAGATTTTCCACGGCCCATCCGTGCTGGTGTAACTTAACGTAGTGCTGTCGGAGGATCGCAGGGCTCTCACCACCAATTCATCCGTTAGCGTTTTCTTGAATGCAATCGTCTTCCGAACCCGAGGGGGCCGAGCCAGCAGCTTCTGGTGCTCCAGTATGATTGCATCCTCAAAGAACCGCTCGCCGCTGCCAAGGTGGTCGGCGTCAATCTCAGTCGCGACCTCTTTCGGGGAGGACGCCCGGCACTGTGCATCGTACCATGGGGATCGCATCTTCCATCGTCCCAGGGCATCCTGGGCCGCGTACAACCCTTTCGCTTTCTCCGGGCTCGTCCACCACATGAGTTCCGATACTGGGACCATACCACTCAGTCGTAACTTGCTGAATGCTGTACCCGAACCAAGTGGGGTTGAACAGAATAGCCGGCATGCTGTCACCGCCTTTGTGGATTGGATGATGGACTCCGCCTCGGGAATCTTGGCGACTTCATCCAGGAAAATATAATCGCGACGGTCAGAGCTACCTGCCGCTGCGTTGCTCGACTCGCCATCGATACGCGAGCCGTTACTGTGGTTCACAAGATGCAGTTTCTTCCGGCCCATGAGTGGAAGAAACCAGGCCGGCAGCCGGTTAAGTAGGTAGTCAATCTTGCCGAACAGAGTACCAGGGTCCGCGAGCCGGCCGTTGGGATATGAGTTGACCATGCCATCAAGCTGATCGATCACGTCTTCCTTACGACTGATGAACAGGCCAGACGTGTGCGGCTTGAACAGGAAAGCCCAGGTGGCGGCGGTCGTGTGTAGCCAGGTTGCTCCCATGTCTCGGCTCTTGTCAGTCAGGTTCTCCTCGCCGTCTTCAATGCACTGGATCAGCCGCTCAAAGAGTTTGGCTTGCTCGGGCCACAGACAGAACGGCACATGCTTTTCCACGGCCTGTTGGAGTGTGCCGTCATCCGCGACGGTGAACACTCGCAGCGTGAAACAGAACGCCAGGACGAAAAACTCCGGCGATAAGGAGCAAGCGGTGTAGAGATCAGTCTGGAGCAGCGGGTCCCTCTCCGCCATCTCCAGGAGGTCCGCACGCCACAGGAGGTTTTTTGTTGGGTCTAAGGGAACCCGCATACCCGTGATTGGGCAGGTCCAGGACTCTGCCAGGACCGGCTCTTTGATATCAGGCTGTGAGGCAAAAGAGTTCATGTCTTGATGGCGTTTACACGTTCGACTGCCAAGGCCCGGACCCGTTCAGCGGCCGAGGGGCCTTTCTTCTCTTCGACCTGTGCAGTACCCGGCTTGCCGGCCAACTGCTCCAGCAAAGACTTGCTGATCGTCAGGTTCGGCTCGTGAACAACCTTGTGGGCAATCCCATTATCATCCCGCACAAGTTCGGTCCAACCTAACGCCTGCTTCCACATTTGTCGATACAGGGCCTCCTGGTTGGTGATTGACCGGCCCTGTTCATCAACGGAATGAGCCTCCAGGCCGATCTCGCGTAGAGTGCCAGCCAACTGCTTCACCTGACGTACAGGCGGGGGCTTGCTCATTGGCCTCCTACGTTTCCGTTTGGTGTCAGCAAAGATTGATAATTCGCCCGGACACCTTGGCTCTTGCCGTTGACCACACGGGCATTGGCGATGAAGTGTACGCCGCCGACAGCCTGGGCCTGTAACGTGGGCGTAGTACCAACACTGACGTTGATCCCTTCGTCGTCAACATGGGACTCACCGACGCCATCGAAGGCGAAACTGGCTAGCAACTGTCCGCTGGTTGTGGCCGTTGCCGATCCGGGGTCCAGAAGAGCAACACGGGACGCCGACGCATCGACATCACAGTTGATCGAGTCGATGACCAGCCGCTCCCAGGACTGAATAGGCCGGACGTTTCCGTTGGAGTCGTAGACGCCCACTGCCTGGTTCGCCGTATAGGTGTCCGTCGTATCGAGGGCCAACCTGACGGTTTCACCTTTCTTCATTCCTTGTGAAGCCATGGGAGTTTCCTTTGTTTAAGCAGACGCGGGGGCAGTGTAGGTAACGGTCCCGTCTGTGTTCACCGTGATGGTCGAGCCGACAGGGACGGGGGACGCGGGAGCCACGCCCGTATACGCAGTGACGAGGGCGGCATACGCATTGCCCATGGTCAGCAAGTCGGCAGCGGACGTGCCGAAGGCATCAAAGGCTGCCTGCGGCCCGGCCGGGTTGCTGTAGATGAACCTGGTAAGGCCGGCAAACAACTGGGCCAACTGAAGCCATTGCTGGTTGGCCTGGGCCGCGTACCTCGCCGCCGTCTGTTGGACCGGAGTGAGAGGGGTGGTGTTGATAATCTGTGGCATAGTTAGTATCCTTCAATGGTAACGAAGCCGCTGACAAACGTGCCAGCAGCAAAGGTTACTGTAGTGGTGCTTAGGGTCAGCAGGCTAGCGTCCCCGCTAGGGACGTATGTAAAAGCTGGCGTTTTTGTAAACGCCGTGGGGAAGGTATAGGACGTGGAAGTTGCATTGACCAAGGCATTGATGTAGATTATAGCTTTCTTAAATGAGGTTCCCTGAAATGGCATACTGGACACAGTAGAGCCCGACGTACTGCCGTTAGTGGTCACCTGTGTTGAGGTAAGGCTAATCGATGTCGCATTCAGGCCTCCGGTGGCGGTCGTCATTAGGCTGCCGTTGTTGTAGTACAGGTCTCCGCTGTTGTCTGCCAGTTTGTTGCCGTTGCCGTAGTAAAGGCTTCCGTAGGCGTCTGCCAGTGTGATGCCGTTGCCGTAGTATAAGGTTCCGCTGGTGCCTGCCAGGTAGTTGCCGTTGTTGTAGTACAAGGTTCCGCTGTTGTCTGCCAGTTCGTTGCCGTTGCTGTAGAACAGGTCTCCGCCGGCGTCTACCAGTGTTCTGCCGCTGTTGTAGTACAGGTTTCCGCTGTTGTCTGCCAGGTAGTTGCCGTTGCTGTAGTACAGGTCTCCGCTGTTGTCTGCCAGTTTGTTGCCGTTGCCGTAGTACAAGGTTCCGTTGGTGTCTGCTAGTTCCGCGAAGTCGCTGTAGTACAAGGTTCCGCTGTTGTCTGCCAGTATGCTGCCGTTGCTGTAGAACATGTTACTACCGGCGTCAGTCAGGGGTTTTGTATTGGCATACTCGAAAGGCCCAGTGACAGGGACGCCGCCGCCGCCAGAGGACACTAGCTGGTTGCTGCCGTTTATGGTAATGGTAGTTCCGTCAACATTGACGCCGATTGCCCCGCCAATGATGGCGAGGCCCTGACCGAGGATTTTAGTGAAACCTGTCCAGAGCGACATCTATGTACTCCTGCTTATTTGAAGGTCGGCCATTTCGGCTGAATCTGATCCGGTCCTGTATACTGCTGGCCCCTGATCCATCGTTTGAACCGATTCATCAGGAAGGCCTTGCGAATCAGTTCGTTCTCTTTCTCGTAGTACGCACGCCGTAGGGCCCGCCGCTTATGGGACCATGGCACCAGGACCAGTATGGCCGGGGGCAGCACGAGGGCGAGCAGTAGGAACACGAGGGGTATCATGGCTTTGTGGTGGGCCGCGTAGTGGGTTTGGTTGTGTGGTCTCCGTAGAAGCACCGGAACCTGTCGAAAGTTCCGACCACGTTGGGCTCGGCCAGGTTCCTCGCCAGCACCACAACGCTATCCTCGTAGGCGTCTGGCGTGATCCAGATTGACTCGGTGGCCTGCCAGCAGTTGGGAATGTCCGTGATGCGGTCGTGACAAGGATCACAACTAAGGATGACGATGGGTATGTCGTTACCGTAGTCGTGTCGAATACAGTGGCACAACCAGTCTAGGGGCACCGGGCAGCCGGCAAAAGGGTGGCAATCAAAAGGATGGTCATCGGCAGTCGGGAAGATGGCCCACTGGCCCCCAATGTCGTTGCCGTGCCCAACGATCACGATGCACCCCTGGGGAAACTCGGCCGCGATGATCTCAATCCAATCCTCGAAGCCCGCACGGTCAGTCGCGGTCGTGTCCATTGCCACAACCAGCGGGTACACCCCGTAGACGATGGGGTTCCCACCCGTGGGCCGGGTGGCGGGGGAAAGCCCCAGGATCAAAGGGTGACTCGACCGAATCCCAGGATGCCCAGCCATAGACCCACAGAGGATAGACATCGACCAGATCATCAGAGAGCATAATAGAACCCTCCGTACCAAGCCGGCGATCCGAGCGAAGGCCGGCTTGGGTGTACCAGGCAGGAGTTGGGGAAGTGGTGTGGTTTGTAGCATGTGGGTAAACCTTTGTAGTACGATATTAACAACCATTAGGTTCCAAGAGTTCCCGGCTACTATAATACATACTCCCCTATACCATATGTATTACTTCTTTTTCCCATACACATTATTAGAAAGTAAATGGTACGAAATATCGTGCTACAAAAATCTCGTTCAACACACGGACACGTCAGGAACGATCCCAGCGGCCCTCTCCTCAGCCCGCTGCTGTTGTATACCCTTCCAGTCTTCCAGTTCCTTCTTGGTCGGCGGATAGGGTGTACCGTCTGCCTTAAACCGCTGATGAGGGAAGGGAGGGATGTCTTCCACAGGCACGGGAGGAGTCGTAGCCGCTTGTTTCTCTCGGGCCTTAATGG